ATCGATTGAAGTGTATAAAGTCTTATCTTCAGATGCATCGAATCTAGTAGATCCACCAGTAAATCCTGAGATTTTCTGTTTGTTGAATGGGCCTACCATGATTACAGATGGGTTACCACCTGCGTTCCAACAGTTTTTAATAACGCCCTTCAATTGAGCTTCAGTTAAAGCTCTTTGAGTTCCGTCATTTCTAGCGTCAGAACCATCAGATGCTGTTGGAGATGATCCACTAGCACCGAAGTCATCGTTCGTTGCAATCCAAGCACCGATAGAAGCAAATGTTCTAGCAGCTGAAGAT